ATATTGCGTCAACTTTTTCATAGTTGGCTTCTATCTCTTTATAGGTAATACGTCGGCCATTAACTTCCAGATAGTTATCCGGATATTGTTTTGAAAATCTTATAGTTACATTAAAAGGCTGTGTACGGGTCTTCCAGCAGGTTCCGATAAAAGCAAAATATGGATCCCAGGTGGTGGGATCTATTGTAGGAAACAGGGAATACTGGGTTACATTAAAGAACCTGTTTCCATCTGCCAGATATGCCTTAATCATTATAATGCCTCGAGTGCTTCACGGATAGATTCCTGTTCTATCATGACCTGAATTTTATCAAAACTTTTATGGATGTTATAATATTTGTATTTTTGACCATTAATCTCTATATAGTTGTCGTCCCTTTGATAATCCAAATAATCTGAAAAACAGACAGAAAGTCTTGAATTAGGGTCATTCGGATATAATTGAAACCGCATGGCATAATACGGAGGAGCATTCCCGTCATTTACAAATACGAGGTGCGAGTTATATGCGGGAGTCAATTTTTTGTTAGTCGCGTTATATACCTTAATCATTATTGCCTTCCAAAATATCCAAACATTCCATATCTTTTTGCTGTTGCATAAGAATGTTCAGTTCTGACCAATGTTCCTTGATATATTGTGAATTATAGACTTTACCATCTATTTCAAAAGTATCTCCAGGTTTAATAACATTATTTTCTATGGTATCATCTCCAGATATTACCTCGATAAATATGGTATTAAGAAAATCAGAACATTGACTAAATTTTGCAATATCGCCCACAACAGAAGTTGTTGCGAATCTGCTAGTAAAACCACTGGGTTCACAAGATGTATATACTACCATATACCCAATATAGTAAAATAAAGGGCATATGTCAACCCTTTAAGATAGAGTGTCCAAGGCCAGAAGGTCATTCTCATGTTCGACCAAAGAACAGAACAATTCCGGATTTTCTAAGATTGTGTCCAATGTATAGGTTTTATCATCTATATGAATATTGTAACAGCTTTTATTGCCATGGTCTATATAGTTTGATACTTCATCGCCATTTTGCCGTATATAAGTAAAATACAAAGACTTCATATCATCTGGTACAGGTACTCCAGATTTGTCGCATTGTAACTGGGCGAAAAAATCTTTTTCAATATAGCATCTTACAATACGTTTAGGATAGTCTGTAACACCTTTCTCATAATTTTCTATATAAATCATGGTAGTGGCTCAACCTTTCTCTTTTTAAGGTTAGGATAACCGATTTTCATAAATTCTTTATGATATGCGGCCATTTCATGAATCATGCCTTCAAGATTTTGAGGGCTGTATAATTTCTTTATACCGCTTTGGTGTTCATAATACGGAAATCTTAAAGAATAAGACTTATTTCCGTTATCATCAATTTCGATTACACCCATTACCATCCAGTAATTAAATCCTTTTCTTGCTGGATGAGGATCCGAAACTGTAAGATGAATTGAAATTGTATGTTCTGGATAATTGATAAAAGAAACATAAGAATGTTTTTTGTCATTTATATTGCCAAATTCCTTTTTAGCAAGTTTTTTGGCATGAGCTTCTTCATTATCAATCAGTTTTTCCATTTCTGTCCATTTCATGGTAATGCCTCTATAGCTTGTTGGTTCTTTTTGTTTTCGATTATTGCTTCAAATGCTGCTGCATTTTCTTCCATTTCATCATAACCGTATTTTTCATTATCCAAATAGATTTCAGATACATTTTGAGATAAAATTGAAAATGGCATCCTTCTTACTTTATTGTTTTCATCAACATATGTAAGCGTAAAAATATGCCGGTCTACCGTGTCCTTAGTAACAAATCTTAAATGATTTGATAATTCATCCGGTTTTACTTCAAAAGAAATAATACGAGTAACAGTATGTTTCTCGTCAGTATTATTGTTTTGAGTACGGATTATCATGGAAGTCTCTCTAATGCTCGGGCTATGCTGTATTTTTCAAATTCAACGTCCAGATGTTCTTTTTCTCTTTCTAAAATATCAGTTATTAATTCTGGATTTTTATTAATAAATTCGAATGTAAATTCTTTACCATTGATAAACAACTTATCATTATGTTGGTCTTTTTCAAAGACCAAATGTCTGGATTTATTAAATTCATCAATATACAGAAGTACAAAAATTTTGGTAGGGTTATCTGTAAACCTGTCGGTGATATTATCATAAACTGAATGTGAAGTTATCTTTTTGGGAATGACATACTCATCTTTCTTTTCGTAATATACTTTAATCATGGAAGACCCTCGACCATTATAAGGTCATTTTGAAATTTAAATATAGAACGTATTAATTCTGGATTTGCTACCATTTCATCAAAAGTTAATTCTTTACCGTCGACTCTGACCACATAACTATCTTTTTCGAGACGATGTATTGAAAAAGAAACATTTGTACCTCCTTGAGTAGTAAAACCCATATATATCATCAAATAATAATTCGGGTCGTCTTTTACAAATGTTCCGTCGTGTTCATCAGCCGTACTTGCATCAACATCGTGGTCTACACAAAAATAATTCATGGATTTAACATAATAATGTTTATCTGATATTTTACTGTATATATCAATCATAAAACGTCAATATATTCCTCCATACACTGGTTATTTACCATAGCTTCGTATTTATCGAAATTTTTCACAAGGTCCTGATAATCAACTATTTGTTTGTCTATTTTAAAATATACTTTAACGTTATTGCAATAAGACCTATATTTGCCTATACGTACAGCATCACGGTATTTACTAATAGTTCCAATATCTTCTTTATTTCTAAACCCGCCAAGAAAGAATGTTTTTGCATTTACCATGTCTTGCTGGCTACCATTATTGTGTATGTCGTCACCACCCCTATAAAGAAAGGGTCGATAGATTCTAATATCTATTGGTTTATCATTGCGAATGTCTTCATTTATTATATTAAGATATACCATACTAGTTTAATATAGTAAAAGATAGGTTATTTGTCAGCCCGCAAGGTTATCCTCTATCATTTGAATTTCATTTTCTTGGTCAATTAATAGTTTAAAACGTTCAAAGTTTGAATGTATGTCATCATATCTGTATATCTTTCCATTAATTTCTATATAATTGACAAATCGTTCTTGAAAGTATCTTTCTGAAAAATCTATATGATTGATCCATTCCGCATCGGCTAGAGTTACCGCTTTAGCATCTCTGAAAAATATCCTATAATAACTATATGCAATATAATTCCGATGTTCTACCCGCAAGTCTTTAGCTACATAAGTTTTAAATTCAGAGCTTGAATATATTTCTGTCATGGTAGATTCGCTTCAATCATGTCACCAATTTTATCTTGTTCTATCATTATTCGAATTTTATTGAAATTTTCATGAATATCTTTAAAATGATATTGTTTTCCATTAATTTCTATAGCAGTACAATATTCTTCTGCCCAGCTTTGGTCTGAAAATGTTACCCAATTACGTCCTTTAGTATTTCCTGTAAAATAAAGACGATATACAGGAGGCCTATTTGACAATTTTTGATTTCCAACCCATTCTTCGTTGGTTAAATACGGATCCAGTGCGATTTCGTCTAATCCAAATGCTGTAATTACTTTAATCATGAAAGTTCCTCAAGTGCATCTAACATTATTCTTTTATTCATATGAGCTACGATTTTTACTGCAAACTCTATGAACTTTTCTTTTGCATCGGCGGCACGACCATCAAATGAAAGGGAAAAATCTTTATCAATAAACTGTAGAGAATTCGTACCATAATAATTTTCAGAATAATTAAGTTTCGGATGATAAAGAATACACTTATTGTCTGTACGTTCTTCTATATAAGAGCCAATAACATTTAACAGATGTTCTTTTTCATAATAGATAGGCTCTTCAGTTTTTGACAATACAAAATAATTATAATAAAAATCACCGTCTGATTCTGATATGAGTACAGTGATATATGGTCTATTTCTAAATTCTACTTCTGTAATGTAGTTTTTCATGGAAGAGCCTCAATAGCATCTTTCAAAATTTCTTTTTCAAGACGCATTCTAAACTTAGGGAAATTTCCAATCATTTCATGATAATTGTAATATTTTTTACCGATTACAATATAGTTTTCTAATTTACGGTTGCTGTCAAAACGTATAGTATGACTATTTCCGTCTTTATCAAAAAACCATAAAGAAATATATTTACCGGTTATTTGTCCCTCGTATTGTTCAGTATATTCTTCGAACTTAACAATTTCAGAAATAGTATGGTCAATAAAACCAAAGTTATACGAAGCAACACGAACTATGGGCATTAGAGATTTTCCTCCAACATGGAAACGGTAAGGTTATTTTCGATTTTAGCCTTGAAACGTTCAATATTGTCAACAATGTCAGAATATGTATATTTAACATCGTCAATCAGAAGATAATTTTCACGATCTAAATTCGGTTGTCTACGTCGACCGAGAGTTGTACCTACAGTACCACCAGTTGTAATTGCACTAATATAAACATCTGGCTTATTGTCAAAATTATATGCATTATAATTTTTTATCGCATCAAAACGCAAAAGATGTTCAATCTTAAGTTTTTCTACTTTTTGTTCTTTTGGATATTGACTGACTTGTACTAATTCTACCATATTGTACAATATAGTAAAAAATGGACTGAATGTCAGCCCATAATTAATCTTACTTAAACCTAATAATCGTATTTGGTCCGTTCTTGTCAATTTTTAGAATATTGTTTTCATAGTGGAAGTCATTACAATATGTCTTTCCGTCAATCGTATAGCAATTCTTGGTCTGTTTTTCCATATGGCTTACCTCTTTATCGTCAAAGATAAATAAGTGTCCTGTGAGCCCACAAATGGCCATACCGACAGTGATTCCACATGCCAATGACATAAACGGCGTTGCCAAGCCTCTGGCTTCTACATCTTTGTCAAGACACCATCCGACAAATATAATCAAAAGAGCAACCGTAGCAAATGCAGCAGCAGTATAAAGTAAATACATTTAGTTTCTCCTTATTTCCTTTTTGTTTATACCGTTAATATAATAAACAATAAAGTAATTGTCAGCCCTTATAATGCATCAATAGCTTTTACGATTTTTTCTTGTTCTATAAGTGCTTTTACTTTTTCAAAATGTGCAAGCATCTTTTTATAGTTAAATCGTTCTCTGTTAATTTCAATATAGTTGAACTGTTTAGATTCTGAAAAAATACAGCTCGACTGTACATACGAACGTTCAGGAAAATATTTAACTTCAAAATAATATTTACCAGTATCGACCTCAAGATACTTTTCAAACTTAGTAATTTCAGAAATTGATATTTTATTACCTTTATGATAAACTTTAATCATGGTAAATTCTCAATCGCATGTAAAATATTTTCTTTTTCTAATTCTACTTGTATATGGGCTAAATCATGTTCCAAGTCACTATAAGTATATTTGGTATTATTAATCTGAATATATGCATCAGCGTCATAAATGGAAATAGTAAAAGAATCTTTATGAAGATTTCCTATGTCATAAAAATCAACTTTATAAAAATATCTTGGATCCGGAGCATTATCATGTAATGCCGTAACAGTTACATTTCGAGCACGTAATCTTGTAAAACCGTCGTAAAGTACAATCATGGTAATGTTTCTATAATATCCAAAGTTTCTTTATTCTTATAATGAATATACAGTTTGTTAATACAGATAAGAAATTCTTTTTTGTTAGCATCTCTAATTTTAGCATACAGGTCATCATCATCTGCCGATTTATGGACAAATTTTATTTCAAATGAACCGTCATGGTATGTCCAATCACGCCATATATTTAAATATAGCTCAGTACCTATTAAAAGCGGGTCATATGATAAATGTTTTTTATCATTAGATAAATTATAAAATTTTCCGGGCAGATATATATCCGTAATGTCAGAACTATTTTCAATACACTTAACTATTTCACTATTTGGAACGAATACATGTTGACTTCCCATATATTCCATGTATATCAAGTTTTCGCTCATTATAATTTCTCCAATGCGTCTTTTAAATATTCCTGTTGAATGAGTGCATTGATTCTATCAATATTTTCAATTATATCTTTATACCAAAAACTTTGTTTACCGACTTTAATATAATTAGTATAATTATGAATTGCTGTACCTGTCCAATATTTAAAATGACCAAGAAACCATGAATAACTCTTTTGGTCATTATCAATATATTTAAATGTTGCAGTTACTACGATACCGTTCTTTTTATCTATCTGTCCTTCTGAATATTCATCTCTAGTAGTTAAATAAAGATCAGAAACTTGATGTTTGACATAATTTTTTGAATAGGTATGTCGTTTTGTTATAATTTCAACCATTATTACCCCGGCAAAGAATCAATAGCAGTTTTAATATTTTCTTGTACTATTAAAGCATTAATTTTATCTTTAATTTTTAAAAGGCGGTTAATTGTTTGTTCAGATGGGCTGTAGAGATTTGTAATAACATATTCTTTTTCATTAATAAAAACTGAAACATGTCTATGTTCAGTATTTGCTAAATAGATATATTGCGGATGTTTTTCATTATCTAGTCTATAACAAAAATAAAAATCGCCATAACCGATTTCTTGTATTTCTCCCCATTCTATTATTTTAGTGTCTATACCTTCTTTTATATGATAAATAACAAGTTTAATCATGACAGTTTCTCTATAGCTTCTCGAGTTATTTCCTGTTCTATCAACGTATTGATACGGTCCATATTTTTTCGCATATAATTAAAATCATATGTTTGGTCACCGATTCTTAATATACTTCGCGGATCCAGATATACGGATTCAAGTCTACCTACTGGCGAAACATATGCTATATAAAGCCTATATTGATGATACGGATTATTACTTAAATAAGGATTCCAATTTTTATTAGTATAAGTCGGCAAGTCCACTCTTGAATGGAACGTATTATCTTTCTTATATTGAGTTACACTAATCATGGTAGGCAATCAAGAATTTCTTTGTTGGATTCCTGAGTCAATATAGCGTTGACTTTATCCAGATGTTTATCTATATATTGGTCAGTAAACGTGCCAGCATCAGTTTCAAGCCATGTATTATAATTTTTACCTGAAGAATTGGTAACAATTCCCAAAATAAAATAATTTGGTTTATGTTCATACGGCTCTTCAATTTTGCTTTTAATATCAGTATAGCCTAAACAGATATATTGTCTAGAACTTACTACTGTACGAAAAACATAAGGACCAAGAACATAAAATGTCGTGGTCGTGGGTTCATTATCATATGTCATTTTTCTGACAACTTTAATCATAATGCTTCCAAAATATCATGCAGGTATTCGTTATAAACTTTTGACTTTACCTTATCAAAATTATTAATTATATCAAGAATACTATATTCTTCATCGTCAAATTCAAGCGTCATCTGTGTATCATTAGAATTCTTGAATGTTGTTAAGAAATCATGGCCGTAATAATTTTTATATTTAATATCGATTAATTTATTAGTATTAACAGACAATTCCGCTTGATAAACGGGAAATGCTAAATTCATTTCCCATTTCTTGGTTTTTTCATTATATTGCCTGTATATTATTCGAATCATAATCTGTCTATTGCTTCTTTTATAGCTTCGTTTTCCAGCAATGCATTATACTTATCAACGTTTTTAATCAAATCATCATGCCCGTAAACTTCACCGCCGATTTCAATCAATAATCTATGTGTTTCTTTTTCATATTGAGATTCAAATCCATAAGTATTATAAGAACTATAAGAACTATTCTTATTAAACGACGTATATTGGACAATCAAATCTGACTCATATTGGTCATGAGTTTTTTGCTTAATAAGAACAGCAGATTTTACTTTAAACTGTCTATGCTGTTCCCATCGGCCACGAGGTTTTGTTTCCATGATAAGTCTAATCATGATTTTAATATAGCAAAAAATCCCATTTTTGTCAATGGCTATAATCTGTCAAGCACAGCTTCGTTTTCTAAATTATGTAGTTTTGCTGTAATAGCTTCCGGATTTTCTAATATATCTTTATAACTAAATATTAAAGGTAATTCAACCGGTCCATAGTCAACTACTATTATAGATTCTGTACCGATAACCATAATATGCGGTTTATCGTCTGTATCTATAAAATCAACAAATGAAAGAGGTTCCGTTTTTTCGGCAACAATTTTATTGACGTGCTTAATTTTAGATGGCACTCTATATTTTTTATTTGGATAAAGCTCTATTAACATAGGTTTTCTATGGCTAAACCATTTCGTACATTTTCCAATACCGCACGGAATTTTTCCGGATTCCTATCGCAATATATGAAATCATATTTATTACCGTCAACATCCAAGGTACAATAAATATCAAATTTAATCCCATGTTCATTGTCATTTATGTCAGCAAATTCAAGATAATAATAAAATAACGCAGTCTTATGAAAATTGATAAGACGTTTTATTTGATATTGGTTAGTAGTAAAGCGTTTTTGCATGGTTAATGTTACGGTCATGGCAAAGCCTCTATAGTATCAAGTAAAATGAGGTTATTTATCCTGGCTGCTGCTTTTGCCGGATTTGCAACAATATCTTTATAATAAATCTGTTCTTTTCCAGCATCTATATACATCATTCTATCGCCGTCAAGAAATTTACCAATAGGCATAGTTATATTGGCATGTACTTCGCGGTTGTTTTTCTTTGAATAATGAAAATGAATATAGATTGTTTTGTAATCAATCATATCCTGTTGTGATTCTGTAAATTTAGTACACGCCCTTTCGATAAATATGCCTTCAAGAGCTATCATCTCATATGTTATAGCTATATTATTGGCGATTTTTACAATGAACTTCATAATCTATCCACGGCCTCTATGGATTCGAATTGATTTAACACCATAATAACTTTATCTCTGAAATCATGATAGTCATCTACAGATGCGTCATATTCGATTTCTTTTTGTGGAGTAAACAATTTCATACTCTTAAGATTTACACCGAGAAGATTTATATAAGAACAACCATTGTATAAATATGTATTTTCATCTTCATAATGAAAAACTGCACCAAGTATATGGGTAGTAGAATCATTGGTTTCTATTGGTATAATCAGGTCATAATTATCCCATTTATCATATCTAAAAATATATGGCTGATTTGGATTATCCAAAATCATCTGTTTCGAAAAACATTCATTTTTCTTTATTTTTTCAAAATCCATATATTCCTCTATGGAAGAGCCTCGATAGCTGTTAAATTTACATCCTGAGTTATCAGTGCAGAAATTTTATCAAATTTCCACATAATATCTTTGTTTGTATAAAGAATGTCGTTTATATACAGTTTTGTTTCTGTTTTTTCTGTATCAGCTGTATTTATCATTTGGTTTTTTCCCATTTGGTCTTCAAAGAAAAGACTCATGCCATTACTAGATTTTTCAAAACCAAATAATTGCTTTACTATATAATGATCATCTGAACGCGGATAATGATATTCTCTAATAAGTTCAATCATGCTAAGTTATCCAGGCATTTAAGTTCAAGATTATGTAAAATTTTGGATTTAATCAAATCAAAATGTTCACAAATATACGGAAGGTCAAACTTTTTATCGTCAATCTGTATACTATCTTCGTTTCTTAGTTCAAAAACATGATGTGCTTCATAACCTACAGGACGTATATCTGCTTTAATAAAGTTTTCACGTTTTCTATGTTTTGATTCGTAATGAACCCAAAGAGAAAAATCCTGCATAGATTCGATTTCATAATTTCTACCATCAACTATAAACTTAATCATGCTAATGTCTCCAATGCAAGTTTAACTTTTTCTTGTTCAATTAAGGCTTTGAATTTTTCGACATTTTTCATTATGTCGGTATACGTGTATTTCTGTTCGTCAATTTCTAAATATGCCTTATAAAGTGGAAATGTTCCAAGCTTTAAAACATATAACCCATGATAATCTGAAGATCTCCATGTAAGAGTTATCATGGTATTATTAACGATGTCTTTTTGCTCACATGCTTCTACAAAACTAGGATGTTCGTCTATATCGACGTTATCAATTTCAACAACGTCATGTTGTTGTGTATATCCGTCATTTGTAAAAATAACATTAATCATATTATCTTTCGTTACGTTCTATTCTGTCTTCGATGCAATTAAGGACGATAATCGGAAGAAGAAAGAATACTATACCGTAGGCCATTGCGGCATATCCAATAAGATTATCCCAGATAAGCGCATATGTCCAAATTCTTTCTTCAATGAGTATGACAACATAGATAATTGTCGAAATAACGAACATTATACCTAACACCAATAAAAGTGTTGGCAGACTTATAAAACCAAGAATTATAAACAAGGCTACATAAATTGCCAGAATTCCGATTGTATATTTGAGAGGTACCATGATTTTCCTTTATTTACCGTTCCATTTGACAGTACAAAATACCGGATTACGAGAAGTTTTGTGATTGTTGTAGATACACAGGATTTCTTTATTGATTACTCCACAGGTTACATTAGTAACCTTTTCATCAACAAGCTTCTGTACTTCTTCAACACTATAACTCTTCGTATAATCAATATCTGGAGATTTTTCAATCATTTCATAAACAATCCAGCCTACCATAAAGGTAAATACGAACGATAGAAGAAAAATCAAGATAGTTGAAATCGTATTTTGTGTATTTCGTGTCATATTATTAAATATAACAATAGATTCACTTTTTGTCAATGGCTATAAATAATAAAAATGAGGTTATAATGAAATTAAACGAATCTTTGATTATTTTGGAAAATAACGGATATGTCTGTGAACATTATAATGATGATGCCACAGTAAAAGTTCCTATCTATATTGATAAATTGCTGGATTATCATGGTAATCCGCTTAAGAAGTCTTTTGATTTGACTTGCCGCTTGGGCGTTACAAAGGAAGAAGTCGCCAAAATCGAAGAGATCCTTCCTGGTTTTGTTAAGGATTTCGATGAACAGTATGATATTACCGGTGGTGACGGTAATTCAATCGAAGTCGAAGTTCGCTATTATGGCGAAGATGCAAGCTGGGATGGACGTGATTTCGGAACCTATGACCCAGGTTGGGGCGAAACAGAAGTTACAGAAAAAGAGGATTCTATCCGTGCTAAAGTTACAGAAGCCATCAAGGAAACGATTCCGTATATGGCGGACGATTTCGACGAGGCGGAGGAAACTTTAAAACCGAAGCTTGAAGCAATCCTAAAGATTATCGAAAATCGTTCTGGTACTGACGCAATTTAATTTTTATCATATTGGTTCTTTGTCGAACACGTTTCAACAATATGATAATTCATGACGGATCTGGCGGTCCGTCATTTTTTATAGGTAAGTATCGAGTATTGCTAGATTTTTCTTATTTTCTATCGCAGCATACAGTTTTTCTACAGTAGTATATTTGACGCCATCATAAATGACATAGCAATTATCATCCCAACTCAATCTTATCTCTTCAGTAGCAAACCATTTGACATAATAATAAAGAGTATATTCAGTATCACCCCATTTCTTTATACCACAAAAAGCGACTGTTGTATATCCTTTATATAAATTGGAATATGCATGAATTTCATCATTGAAATTCATTTGACTTACTGGGATTTCATTACCGCCTAAAAGCGGCTTATATTTTTCTGTATATCTAAACGCTACTATGCTGGCCATTTAATACCGAAAGTTGATATTCTACTATTTTTTCGTATATTACTTCTGACAATGTTTTATAAATTTCATGAATTGATTTATTATGAAACTTGTATTTTATATTATCTATCATAAAATATACATCTTCATGATTAAAATGACTTTGTGGAATATATAAAATTCTATTTGTAATACCACGTAAATCTCGACTAGCCAACGGTACAGCTAAAGATGAACCAATTGACCAATCAGTACCGTCTTTGATAACAAAAGCATCAAATCTATTAATATCGAACTCTTCTGGGTCATACGAATAATGATAAATCAAAATCTTAGGCTTTGTCATACTTAATAATATAGTAAAAACTTTTAAAACCGTCAACGGGTTTACAAATAAGAACTGAATTACTATATTATGAATATGCAGAGACCGCCTACTATAAAAATACGTGTCATTAATAGAAACCGCCGCGTTATGTGGTGTGTCGGAGAATTGATATGTGCTAATGAATGCGGCGGTTATTTGACTTGTTGTTATGAAGACGAATGTACTCGTCAAAGAGCAACCATTATGGTAGACCCAAACAATATAGAAACCGACGCTTATTTCATGTATAATGATATTAGCATACATTTTGACAAAACAAAACCTATACATGAATTTATAGACCTGATTTCGCCGTATATTGAAAAATATAACGTAGAAAAAGCTATTGACAAACTGGATTAAGTTTGTTATATTATATAGCATGAAAAATGAACTATTTGTAAGTACAGGTCTTTATTCACAGAAACGTGTAGAATTCACCGATATTACGAATTTAATCGTAAAAGGTGGTGTTATTCAAATTAAAGTAAATGAAGTGAATAATACTAAATGGTGGTATATGATAACCAAAAATAAAAATGATTGTGTTATACTGAATGGTACCAAATATAGTGACCTTTATAATAAGGAAAACTATGACAAGTTTACTGCCGCAGTAGAAAGATTCAGAACTAATAACGCTATCGAGAAGCTTTAAAATGGGTTTAAAATTTCATAATCATCGTGTCAGTACAGCAGTAGTCAATGGAAAAACAGCCGTTGACATTACGAACATAATTTCAGAAGTTCCATATATTACATATTCATATAAGGACAGGCATACAGTTTATTTTCAGGCACTGGCTGTCAATGAAGAAAATGTCAATGAGATATTACAGGTAAGTGGACGTGAAATTTTACTTTTAAATAATCGTTTTTATCTTACTAGTCAATTTATGATATTCGTGTTAACTGATAAAACAAAAAACGATTATAAAGAACTTAAATTGAAATATGGAATAAATGATTATGAATTTAATGGCAGTGTTTCTGGTTTTCACGATATTATAAAGGATAACCTTGAATTCGCAAAAACCATGAATAAGCTTGACGAGCTTTAAATGTAGTTTTCAAGTACAAATTTGTTTTCTTCGTTGTTTAGGATAGGAACTATATAATCATATAGTTCCTTTACATTTTTAAAATCTTTAAGAACTAATTTTGTATTGTTTGGAAGAATAAGGTTTAAATCTTCAAAATCTGATGCCCATATACTGTAGTTCTTTTTACCCCCGTTTAAAACCATTGCGGTGTTTTCCCAAAGTCTAACCGGTTCTACTAACGGAAACGGGATCTTTGATTCGTAACCATATTTTTTATTCACCAAAATAATATCCATGCGATATTTATAAATAAGATATGATTAACGAAGCACAGAAACTAGACAATCTATTTAACAAGGTTAAGACATTTGTAAATTTTGCAAAAGGCGCAAAAACTGAAAACGAAAAAGAACAGCTTATGTCTGATGCCGGTAATATTAAACAAGAAATTAAGAATTCTAATGTAGATAACAATCTTACACAGATTCTCTTGAGCACTATTGTCGCGGCGGTCCTTTTCCTTAATACTTCTGGAAACGCTAAGGAATCTCCGAATATGTCAGCTATCAATTCTCGTATAACAGCGGGTATCGAAAAGGCTGAAGAAATTCTTGGAAGATTTAAGCAGTTTGCAGCCGGAATGAAATCCGATATTGAAGATGTCGCAAATGCAAAGGTCACTAATGGCGTTATCGGAAAGGGTAAGTTAGTCGATGGAAACAACTTCCTTGAATATGCCGACGGTGCAAAGCTCGTTTATCGTGCAGACCTTGGTAAAGAAAATCAGTCTACATATTTTGAACCAGATTCAAAATATAAGGGTATGTCTTGGGATGAGGCTATTACTTATATAATGCCTGTAGACAGTCCTGTTGCTGAAGAAGATGAAGAAGAAACTAAGGAACAACCAGAACAAGAAGACAAATCCGAAGAAATGAATAAAAATCTGGAAGAAGCACTTTTGGTCCTCAAAAAGCATAACTTTACAGCGACAAAAAACCTGGATTAATTTTCATATATAATAAGACATAACGTTAAAGAAGCCTAATTTCAAATTAGGCTTTCATTTATTTTTATAGGAGAAATTAAAATGAGACCGATTGTACAAATTCTTAGATTTTACACTATCGCAAAATTTACTGGCTACAGAACTATGGAAAACATCCTTCAGATGCCGACTTTTAACCCACTTCTGAAACTTTGTGTCGATACTGTCAAGAGATACCCGGATTGGGCTCTTGAAGAGTGTGACCGTATTTCTGATAGTCTTGATAATCATACATTTAGGTTCAATTCCGGTAATTGGGCTATGGATATTCGTGAAGAGGATGTTCCAAAGGGTACAACTATCGATTGGAACGACATGCATAGGGCACTTCAGGATATAAAATCCTGGATTAAGACTAACCGTAAGCATTTCGCTAAGGATCTTGAAACTTTTGAATCTTTTGAATCGTTATAAATAATATAAAAGATTTTAAAAGGAATTCCGGAATGAATAAAGATACAACATTTTCACAGTATTTAGCGAAGGAAAAGCTAAAGGGTAATTATACTTATGACCTTCAGCTTGACGAAGGCCTTGGCGATATTTTTAAGAAAAGCTGGCATAATACAAAGAAGCACCTTACCGGTAATCTTTCGGATGAAAAGATTGAACTTTGGCGTTTGAATTTTGATTTCAGTAATCGTAATTTCCGTCAAGGTCTTGTCGAAAAGTGTGCTATGACACTTAAGGACAGCAAAAACAGCGACGATATTGACAATGCTAAGACTGAAATTTTAAAAACTATTACAGATACAGTCAATAGCACGATTGATAAAATTGTCGGATTTGCTCGTGGAGCCAATACAAAATATGATAGTCCAGATACTAATCCAGGAAGTGATGAAGACGAAAAACTTTACACTGACGCAATCAAGGGCTATAAGTATTCTTGGGTTCAGGATGGTCATTTGTACATGTATTATGATTCCAAGGACCATGCTGAAGATTTCATGAATGAAAAGTTGTTCGAACAGAAGATTCTTGAAGTTTCGGAAGATACTCTTAAGGCGATGATTAAAATTGAAAAATGTACTCGCCGTAAGGGAATTGTTTACGACAAGGTTGAAAGCGAAAACCGTGGTTGGAAACAGAGTAAGACCATTGAAAAGGCTAAGTTTACTGACAAGAGTTCCGAAGTTATCTTTGATAAAATCAAAGATGAAATTATAGATGCAGTAAAGAATAACCGCTATGGTACCGATAAAAAGATTGGACGTATTGTTTGGAAGCTTTCTGATAGTGATATTGAAGAATTTATCGAAGCAAAGCGTAAAGAAAATCCGAATATCGACTTGTCTGGTATCGGCGAAGAACTTAATAAACTGTTTGCGGAAATCAATAAGAAAGCTGAAAGCGTTGGTCACTTCTTGTATGGTCGTGGTTCTCAGAAGGGCAATGTGTTTTTGAATTTCGAAACTGTTGCCGACTGCCAGAACTTCCTTGATGAAATCGATGATGAAAATATCATTGGTGAATTCGGTGAACCGAAGGAAGTTAAGGTTAATTCAATGATTATTAAGAAGAACATGAATCGAGGAGAAGCATAATGATAAATTTATTTGAAGCATCCGTTTTTAAAGCACAAAAACTTTTCGATCGTGTTGCAAAGATTGCAAAAGATAAATTCGATATTGCACAGGCAGAAAAAGACGAACAGGATAAGCAGGACAAAGTTAAGGAAATGAATAGCCGTAATTTAGTCTATAAAGTTGCTATCAATAAGTCAAATATTAAGCAAGCTATTGAATCCCTTGGTAATATGCAGACACCAGAAGGCGAATTTGATAAGGCCGGTGCAAATAAAAAATATACTGAAATTATCAACAAGATTAAAAGTTTTTCTAACATCAAACTTATTGAAATTAATGTTTCTGAAGCTTTTGGTATAGATTTGGATAGTATTATTCTTGAAGCTGAAAAAGAAACTGGTTTTGATTTCTCTAATGAAAAACTTAGAGGCGTTGTTGTTCAAAAAATTGAGCAAAATCTTAAGGAAGCAATTCAGGTAATTTCCGATAATTATTTGGAAAATCTTGATAAGGAAGATAATCCTGTTAAAATAAAAGTTGATTTAATCGAAGGCGATGAAAAACAAGACTTCATTAAGTTGACTATATCTGGAGCAGGAGAAAATTTCTTTAAAAAGTTTGTTAATCGCTTAACAACGCTTATTAAGAAGAAAGCACCGTATGGATTTATTTACAACTTTGCAAATACTTCTAAGGTTGATACTTCTGTAAGTAATAAGTAATTTTTATTCATTTCCAAAAAATCACACCCTTCCTGGAGGGGTGATTTTTTTTGTTTATAAATATAAGCAGAGGATAATTATGGCAGGAATTACAACCAGTATTAATGATTTTAATAAAAACAAATTCGTGGTGCGATTCTCGAATCTTGTTAATTTTACAGGTATCGACTTAGATACTCATATTCTTGACAACTATGTTCGCTCGGTCAGTATTCCGGATTTGTCTATTCCAATGCTTACTTCCATGTATATGCATGAACGTCAGTTGCACCCGAATCCGATCGGTGCTCGTGAACTCCAGTCTATTACTGTCGAATTCAAGCTTGATGAAGAGTTAAAGAATTTTTATTATTTCTATTGTTGGATTGACGCTATGCGTCATGGTAAAACCTGCGGAAAGAAAAGCCTTAAAGGTGAAGAACTTTTACGTATGGACTGTATCGACGCCATTGAAATTGTTTCGTTAAATAATGACAATAAGATTCAGTCAAAGATGAAATTCAAGCATGCAATTTTGACTAATCTTCAAAATGTCTCTCTTGAATATGGTACTTCAGATATTTGTACTTTTGCTTGCACATTTGATTACGAAACTATCGAATTGCAGTTACAGAACTTAGAAGATAAATAACTATATATACTACAACAAGGATAATAATGAGCGTTACATCTTTAATATGTACATATATTTACGGAACCTTTCAGGTCATTTGCGGTGCTATTGAAGCATATCAGGAAATGGCAAAAGGTATGCTCGAAAAGATTGAAGCTTTGGCTCAGTCTCTTATTACCTTATGGAATTATACAGTTGCAAAGTTAATTGAAACCGCTGTAGATGCAGTGCGACTATATCAAAAGAAACTGGCAGATATGATATATGACCCATCAGCTCAAGACAGTGCTGGACATAATATCTGGTGTAACCGTCTTTTCGACTGTTTGACTTTCGTTAATGAACTTCTTGACCCAAGTTCCTTACTTTTTAAACAGTTAGACAAATGGTTTACAAAGCAATGTAAAGATAATTTTGTAAATGCTGATTTATTTAATAATATTCGTGAAATTCTTTCAGATGTTCAAACATTTCAGAAAACAGTTTGTAATTACGGTTTTACTTTTAGTTTCGGTGTTGAAACTATTAAACAAATTTTATTGGGTCTCAAAAAACAACTTCTTGTTAATCGTGAATTAGTAAACAAGAAAATCGAATCTATTAAAAAATTTTTGGAACAGTTCCTTGAATGGACTTTCAGTACAGGTATCGTCGATTATCTTAACAAAATTGAAGGTTTGTTTAACTGTGTCATTGATTCTGATGAAACATGTGCTTCTATCGCGACTTCTAGTAATTATTATGCGAATGCATGCGCCACAATGCATATTACGAAGAGCGGAGATACTTGGTATATCGACCCAGAATATAAAAATAGCACTTATGGTGCAATCGAAGGAAGCACGTCAACAATCAATGACTGCATAAATGACATTGATACTATGTGCGATGTTCTTGTTAATCCGACAGAATTAAGCAAGGCAAATAATGCATTTGACCTTTCTAAAAATATTTTCCCAGGTGGGATTTCTTGGTCTGATGTGACTACTGAAGACGGTAAGTTTAGCTGGACTAAACTTACAAGTAAAGAAACCTGGAAAAAGAACAAAATGGTTCAATATTATTCTCAAAAGAAAGATGCTATTCAAGCTGCATGGAATAGAGACAGATCCGTCAATAATCAGTTATTTACAACTGATGAACTTGCAGATGGTCTTGAAGTTGACGCAGAGGGAAATGTATATATGCGACAGGGTTGTGACTTAGTTCAGATTTATCCTGATACTCTTGAAGAACCTATTGAAGTTGAATATTTCAGTGATGATACAGGAAGTAATTCTGTTCTTTATGATAAGGAAACCGATGAATTTCTTTCTGTTACTCAGACTGCAATTAAAATCATTCAAGAACCAGATTCCCAAATCGCAAAACGTTGCGAAAAGATTTGGAGAACATTAAATGCTTGGGCAAAGAATGATGATACTGCAAAGAAATATGGCACCGCAAAAATTTAATAAATAAGTTATAACAATTAAAACATAGTGAGGAAAAAATATGAGTGATTACAGTGTTGAAGATATTATTAGAGCAAAGCGTATTGTTCGCAATAGCGGTTATACCGTTGAACTCCCAAAGGACGAAGTAGAACAGGCTCGCAATATCGCAATGGCTGCTGGTTATAATGTTCGTAAGGCTGATGAACCGGCTCCTGCGGCTAAGCCTGCTTCGGCTCCAGCTGCTCCGGCACCGGCTGCTACTCCAGAAACAAAACCGGCCGCAGCTCCTGCACCTAAAGCAAATCCTGCTCCTGCGGCTCCTGAAGCAAATCCAGCTCCGACTCCAACTGGCACAGAAACATCTGCTGCTCCGGCTCCGGCTTCCGCTGAAGAACAGCCAAAGAAGTCAGCATTTGATTATTCTATGGATATTGCTTCTAGGTATCTTTAATGGAATAATTTATATAAAAGTTTTGAAACACCCAAAATCTGGGTGTTTTCAAAATTTATAAATATAATATGAATAACGGTTATCCACCATTTCCACCACATTATCCGAGTCCATATGGCCCGGATTGGCCAGGTCCGCACGTTCATCCTGACTGGCCACATTATAGATATTGGCATCATTGGAATGATTCTGAACCAGCTGCGCTAGTTCCTTGGAATACACCTTGTTGTCCTCCTTCTGCTGATGAATGCGTTTGTGTGACATATCAAGATATTGATATGTGGAATACGATTTCTGCAGTTAGTGCATTTGCACAACTTGATATTGGAGCTCTTAGTGGATTAACCGCTTTATCTGGTCTTTCTGAAATGGTTTCGGCTGCATTGATTGTTGGCGACAACTATGAAATGTGGTCTTCGGCACAATATGTTCCAAACATTTATGACCAACTTTCTGCTATTTCTGCTAAAGTTGACCAAAAGGAATATTGTTCTGCAGCCAGTGCGCATCTTAGCGCTGTTTATGCAGATCCAAACTATTTTGCTGGAAGCGGAACTAGAAATAACGTATTAAGACTTTCGCCTAATGCAAGAATTGCAGTAGATAAAGTTTTGGACGCTACATATGCTGGTTCTGGAAATCCGTTAGACGAGGCTAGTTATCCATGGAATTTGGTTACTAATAAAGAATGTGATCAAGTATTTTCTGCGCTCCAATCGAATTTTACTTCTATTCAAAATTTAAATAATAGAATTCATAATCTTGAAATTCGTGTAACTGCTCTTGAAAATAAAACTACTTCTAAATTAGTTGCAGATGACAAGTTTACTACATTGGAACGTCGTGTGAACGCTTTGGAAAATGAAATAAATAATTAGAAGGAGGGTTCGCGTTATGGAGAATTTGGTTTTAAAAATTATTGATTCAGGAAACGCATTGGCTATCGTAGTTACTATTTTTTGTTGTGCATTTGTATATTTGGTAATTTATTTCCAACGTAAGTCTACCAGTGCTTCGAGAGAATCTCAAATCCAAGCACTTGATGACAAGTACAAAGATAAAATTAATAAGTTAGAAATTGAAAAAGAATTGATACAAAAGGATATTTCGTATTTAAAAGATGAAACATCCACAGTTAAGGCTGATATTAAAGACATCAAGGAAACATTGAATCAAATGGCTTTGTCGCTTGCTAGCATTGCGGCAAAATACCAGTATCAGAGTCCAAAGGGAAAATAATATGTTAAGAGACTACTTAATGAATGAATCTGCAGAGTTTAGTTCGATGGAAAACAATCCGTTGATTTACACTCTCATTAGCCCACGTCTTATTACTTGTGCCGATAAGAAAGAAATTAAGGCTGATGTTGTTCTTAAAGCCGCAGTTGACTGCGTTGAACGCTATATCAAGACTTTGACTCCGGCAACTATAAAGCAGCTTAAGAAGGAATTTAAGAATGCGGCAGTTCTAGATATGTTCAAGCTTAGTAAGAACTATAAGACTACTCTTGATGAATATTACAGGGATTTCCGTGATATTATTACCAATAATACGACAAGTTTTTTGAAGTGTGTAGAATTGACCAAGAAATTTGATGAAATGTATAATTCTCCAGAAATGTTAACATTTAGAAATACCCTTTAATTTTGTAAAAACGAGCCTTTTTAAAATTTTTATAAATAAGAATATAGAGGATTTTAAATTATGAAAAACGAACAGCAAATTTTTGAAGAATGGAAGCGTGCCAACAAGAAGGGCCTCAACGAAGGTTTCTTGGATGGTGACGAAGAAAAGCCGGTAACTTCCGACGATTCTACTGGTGAAGAAAACCTCGAAGAACTTTCTAACGAGGACGAAAAGAATTCAGATCACGATATTTCTGAAGAACCAGAAGAAGGCGCTGAAGGCGAAGGTGCTTCTGATGATGAATCTGCTTCTGATGCAGAAGGCACTGAAGGTGAAGGCGAAGAAAATTCCGATAACCTCGAAGATTTCAAGGGCGAAGGTGAAGAAGACGACGGTTCTTCTAAGGAAGACGAATCCGGAGTTACTACCGAACTTAAGGACATTCTTACCACACTTACCACTGCTATTCAAACTTTATCTGACAAGGTAGAAAACCTTGGTAACAATAACGACGAAGGTTCTGAAGGTGAAGGTGAAGGCGAATCCGAAGATGCTGCTACTGAAGATTTCGGTGATGCTAAACTCGGCGACGAAGATAACGGTGCTGAAGGAGAAGGCGAAGCTGAAGAAGGTACTGAAGGTACTGAAGGTGGTGAAGGTGAATCCGAAGAGGGTTCTGAAGGCGAAGGTGAATCTGAAGAAGGTTCTGAAGGTGAAGGCGAAGCTGAAGAAGAAGATACTTCTGAAGACGACGCTACTAAGTCTGAAGCCTATAACTACTGGCATCGTAAGGGTCGTTACTTGAACGCCAAGAGCGATTACCTCATCGGTAAGCTCA